GACAAAAAAATCCCAACCGGATAAGGGTTGGGATTTTGGGTATTGGTGGTGCAGACAACCACCGATTTCGAACTCATTTCCCAAACCCCTGCGCAATCCATCGGACCAGACCGGAAAGTTTAGGGCGTATGTCCGTTTCCCGCCGAACCTGCGGGAGCGCGCTGTAGCCTCGCTGCACACGGACTCACTGAATGAAGCGGTTGAGGTTGGACATGACCTGTACGAGGAGCTCAGACCTCCCGGCTTGGCGCATGCCTGCAACCGCTTGTGCATGGCTGATCGCCACCAGTCGCACCGGTCGGCCGGTCTGCTCGGCGATCGCGGCCAGTACCTCGACGTTGGCAATCGCCTGCGGGCCGTTGGGGGATTATGACTTGGCCGGCACAAAGGGGTGTTGTCTGTGGACTCATGGGCTAAAATGCGACAAGATGTCCTAACTCACTCAGACGTATAGTCTCATGGAGTGGCCCTTGCTCACCACGGTTCAACAACTCATCGCTGCGGCGCTCTCGCTGCCAGCCGACAGCGGCCACGTTATTTCCCGCTACGCACAAGAGTCAGACAACGATGTCTATGTCGTTCACAACGACCGAGGGACCAAGTACATAGTCTGCGGAGTTGCCAAGGGGGCTGCGCCGGATGCCGACGCGCATCTTCGAAAGTGTCTCCTTTCCGTGCCCACTGCCAGCATAGGGATTCAGCTAGACGCCACAGGGCAAGTCACAAAGATCATCCGGCGCAGTTTCCGCACGGGCGACTTCGACTACGTCGCATCGTTCGAGAAACCAAACATTCTGGCATCCGCTTATCGCCTTGAGCCTAAATCTCTCAAACCCCTTACAAGCAATCTTGAAAACGTACTGTTTGAAGTGCACAGCGCGTTCCGAGACATCGATGGACTTCACGCACCCGATGCACTGGACGAAATTTGCAAGTTAATCTACGCCAAGCTTTTCGATGAGGAGCAAAGCGTTAAGACGGGCGAACTCTTATTCCAACGTTCACGCTACAGATCGGTCGAAGAATGCGCGGCCGAAATCCGTCAGCTCTATCTGCGAGCGATCGATGAAGACAGAGCAATTTTCTCCAATAAGATACCGACATATGAACGTTCCCGTGGCGTCTTTCGTGAGCCATTGCTTCTATCAAGTCCAGCCATCGTTCGAGCAGTTGAGCTCCTACAACACCACGACCTGACCGCATCACCCGTAGATATCAAGGGCCGCGCATTCCAAAACGTCCTAGCTCCAGCTATCCGCGCAGGAATGGGGCAGTACTTCACACCAAAAGAAGTCATCGACTTCATCGTGAGGGTAATGCAGCCAAACGTTCGCGAGCTAATCATTGATCCATTCTGCGGCTCCGGCCACTTCTTGACCTCTGCTATCGATTACGTGCGACGAATGCACGCCAAGGCCGACAAGCTGTTCCACGAGTTTGCCTTCACGCGGCTGCACGGCATCGAGAAGAGCGATCGTATGGTCAGAATCGCCATGACCGACATGCGGCTACATGGCGACGGGCATAGCAACATCCGGTGCAGCGATTCGCTCTTGCCGTTCTCCAATTACCCAGACCTTTATCGCGAAACGTTCGACCTCGTGATGACCAATCCGCCATTTGGCATAGATCTACCGCGTGACAGCCTTACACAACTTGGACCATTTGAGCTTGCAACAGTATGCGGATCAACAGTCTCGCTAGAAATCGTGGCTCTGGAACGTTGCCTCCAGCTACTTCGCCACGGAGGGCGCCTCGCCATCGTCCTTCCCGATAGTGTATTGAGCAATCGAAACACCGCGAAAGTTCGCAGTTGGATTGAACGACATGCACGTGTTCGCGCAATCATTAGCCTCCCTATCGAGACGTTTTCCCCCTTCGGGGCAAACATCAAGACCAGCGTTCTGATTCTCAGAAAGCACGAGGTTAGTGAAACGTATACACGTAACTACAACATCTTTTTGGCCGATGTTGATTCCATTGGCTATGACGCCAGCGGCCGCACGTGCGGCGAAAGCAACCTCAATGCGGTTGCGGATCGCTTCAAGGCATTCATTGATAAGGAGGGTTGGTGATGTGGACGATGGTAGTCGAAAGTGCAAAACTGTTTCGGGCTGATCGGTGGACGGTTTCTTATTTCACTGAGACGAAGTTCGCCGGGAAATCTGCTTACCGGATGCGTCCCTTGAAAGAGTTGGCCGACGAGCGCCGCTCCACAGTCGACCCCCGGCAGTACGGGAGCGAGCCCATTGTCTACGTGGGCCTCGAAAACGTCCGATCGACGACCGGAGAGTTGGTGGAATTCTCTCCACGACCTGCGTCGTCGATAAAGTCTCGGTCGAAGACGTTTCGGGTCGGCGACGTTCTCTATGGACGTCTGCGCCCTGAGTTAAACAAAGTCTATCTGGCACACCCCCCGGTGTCCGAAGGCATGTGTTCCGGCGAGTTCATCGTACTTTCTCCACGCAAAGACGTTGTTCTCTCACGCTATTTGCGACACATCCTCGCTTCGTCATTCGTCACACAGTTTGCAAGCAAGTTCACCGTAGGCGCATCTCTGCCGCGCATGTCAACGCGGGATCTACTCGACATCGAAGTTCCCGTTCCACCTCTCGATGTGCAAGCAAAACTGGTTGAACAGCTTGCCCAGATCGATCAAGAGATCATCGCCTTGCGTTCGCGCTTGGATACGCTTCCTGCACAACAGGCTAAAGGACTCTTGGCTGCGCTCTCGTCAGGAACACCGGTCATCGAAATTGAGGTGGCGACCTAACTATAGAATAATCTCCGCAGGTGATCTTGGTAGTCGGGCACATGCTCCCGCAACAGTTTATTAGCTTCGGCGGCGGTCACATTGTTAGCTTTGATCCCAAGGGATTTCAACACAGATTGCCATTCAGCTTTCTTAAAGTGGTTGATCTCCTCGGACGGAAAGTGCGTGTGAATGAAGGATATATAGGCATGAACCACATCATCGGCCTTCCGCAGTCTCCGAAAGACCGAACGCGCAGCATCATTGTCGGTCTTCAGCATCCGCACGAGGCCGCCAAAATTGGCAGCATACTCGACGTTTGCTGGCTTGCATGACTGCGGACCTGATCGGCGCTCGCGCTTCCTTGCTGCGTTTAGTGGCTCTCCATCGTGTGTACATGCTTCTGGCGCACACCCATCAGGGCATTCTCTTCTATCAACGAACAACCCTCCTCGCGCGAGGTGAAGCTGATCTCGCGCCCTGATAATCGGCAGCGAAGGGCCAAGGAAGTAATCGTGAATTCTTGGCCATGAATAATTATTTCCCAGCTCGGTCCATGACCAGATGAGCACAAGAAGCTGATCATGCTCTGCCGTTTCCTTGGCAAGGTTTGTGAAGTGTCCTTTGGCTTCGTCTACGCCAATATTCATGGACTTGGCTTCGATACGAAACAACTCGCCACGTCGACTCCGAGGCTCCCATTCGGCCCCTCTTTGCAGGCAGGCAAAATCGGAGGGCTCGTGATCTTGCATCCACGCAAGTTCACATTCCCGTGCCAATCCACCCTCATTCATGAGGGTTTTGTTCATGTAATAGACCCACAGGGCTTCGAGCAGGCTACCCATGCCACTGCCTAGGCGTCCCCCTCGTGTCTTGAACGTCTGCGATGTGAAATCGTTGATCTCTTCGATCACTTTCGGCGCATCGTTATGCAGTATCGTCACTGCATCTGCACTCTTAATCTGTCGCATCACTTGAAGAACCTTCCTGCTACGCTATTTGATGCCATGGCTAATTTGTGGTTATTTATGAGACTGACGTTCCAATCGCCTGTTTAGCGGCGGAGAGCTCGCCAATGGCTATTTCGCCGGAGCGGGCAAATGGTGAGGCGCTAGGAAATCCTTTAATCACCCCACATCGAACGGGATGGCGGTTAAAGCTAAGGCGCCCAGTAAGCGCACAGAACCGAGTGTTTTGTCATGTTCACGAGCTTCCCCGAAAACTCGTGATCCACTTTTACTCTCCGAACGCTCAGGATTCTGATTGTAGCGTCAGGGAGCTTCTGGAGCTAGCAGGCAGTAAGGGATCTGAGGCAGATGACAGCCAGAACGAAGTCACCCCAAGTCTCCAGCTTTCAGCAGTTCGATTTCCGCCTCGCGGCGTGTTACCAACCCCGACAGCACCCCACCTCCGCCGTATACCCACCTTCTTAGCTCACGCGCAGAAGCATCCCAGTCCCGCTGATTGACCCGCCGCCGCAGCGTCGATGTCTGCAGCCGCCCCGCGCCAAGGTTGAAGGTGAAGTCCACGATGGCCGCGAGTCGGTTCTCGGGCTCCGTAGCCAGCACCGGGCAGTAGCGAAGCGTGGCGGCGAGCGCCACCTTCAGGTCCTGGGCGAGGTAGGCCTCGGCCTCGCCTTTCGTGATCGGCGGGTGCTTCGGATCGCACAGATGCCCGTAGCCGATGGTCCAGTAGCCGGCCGGGCAGATGTAAGGATGCGCGCGGCCGGGATCGTTCTTTGGCACGCGGTGGAAGCCCTCGAAGCGCTTGGCCAGCTCGATGGCCGCCTGCGGGACGGCGATCACCCCCGACGTCATGCTCTCACCCGTTCGAACACCCGGCCCAAGAACCAGAAGTTCAGGACGCCCGCCCACAGGGCCTGGTCGGCCTCGGTCCAGGCCGCCTGGATGGCCAGAATCCAATCCGCACCGGCCTCGAGGGCGCCCACGTACGCCGCGGTCTTGGCCGCGCAGTAGAGCGCCATGAACCAGTAGGTGATGATGGGCCGCACGCTCGCCGACAGCGCATCGGCCCAGCGGGCGCCCGATCGCTGCCCCTGGGCGGCGACCGCCTCGCGCAGGGTCTCGAGGGCGCCCACGTTCCATGCGGCATCGGCCCCGGCACCGATCTCGGCCATGCGCTGGGCGCCGCGCAGCTTCTCGAACTCCAGCGCCTTGTCCTGCATTGCCAGCTCGTGGGCGCGCTCGCCCTTGCGGTCCAGCCACTTCAGCACTTCGGGCGCCAGACGGAAGGCTCCTCCCAGGAGGCCGCCGAGCAAGGTCTCGATCATTGGCCACCTCCCATGAGCTTCAACTTGATGGCAGCGCCGACTAACAGCGCGGCCAGGATGCCGGTGGTGATGACCTTGACGGCGGTTCGCCATGCGGTGCGGCGGGCATCGCGCCAGGCTTCCAGCAGATCGCGCAGCTCGCGGATGTCCTTGGCGGCACTGCCGTTTTCCAGGCCGAGATGGGACAGGACACGCTCGGCCCCACGTTCGGCGGCGCGGTCGAGCAGTTCGTCGAAATCCTCACGGCGCAGAAGCAGCATGTTCTCGACGAGCGCGGGAGGTTGTGCGGGTTCGGTCATGGCAGGTCTCCAGAAATGCGAAACCCGCCACGCGGGCGGGTCCAGGGGTGACGGATCGGTGTGAGGGTCAGATGGCGATGCCAGCGCTCCAGCCGGTGGGCTGGAAGACGGCGAGCTTGGCCTCGTCCTCGATGTAGGCCAGCCAGCCGACTTTCGGGTCGTGAAACTCCCATGTTCCAGCAATGTGCACGGCGATCTGGCTGGTCTTGCCGGCCCAGGCGCCGGTGGCGCCGGCTGGCACGATGTAGCGATCGCCCTCGGCGGGGCTCGCCGGCGGGGTGGTCAGGTCGCGGTCCTTCACGGACAGGCCGACGATGGCGCCCAGGCGCTTGAGGTTGGCGTTCATCTCGGTGTGCCAGCCGGACTCACCCAGCGTCCAGCCGTAGGCAAGGCCCAGGTTCGGATCGGTCAATGGCATGGTCTATCTCCAGGGATTCGTGGCTTGGTCGATCGTTTGCCGGATGCGCCGCACGACAGCCGGATCTGCGGTGCGATGGACTTGCCGCGGGTGTTGCCGCCAGTGCCGCCCGACGATGGGCAGGTGCAGCACGCCACCGCTCTGGGCCACCAGCCGGGTCAACAGCCAGTCGGCCATGGGGTGGATGTCGGTGGTGGCGGCGAGCACGGCCTCGACCGCAGCGCGCCGCATCACGATCAGGCCGTGGACGTGGCTGGCCGAGTGGGCGTGCTGGAAGGCGCTGTAGGCGAGCCGGCGCACGCCGACGTCTCGGCCTTGCTCGTCCATCAGCGCTTCGTCGGTGTAGGCCAGCACCGCCGAGGGACACGCATCGAGCGCATCGGCCAACTGCGTGAAGGCGCTGGCCTCATAGAGATCGTCGGGATCGACGAAGGACAGCAGCGGCAAATTCCCTCGCCGGTAGCCAGCTGCGCGCGCTTGGCCGATCCGCCCAGGGATGCCCGGCAGCACGTGCAGACGGATCGGGGCCCCTGCGAGGCTGGCAAGACAGGCTTCACGCCACGCAGCCGGCTCATCGAGCATGAGCATGTGCACGTCGATGCGCGGCTGGGGGTGCAGGTCGATGGGCGACTCCATCACACCCCGCCCCAGTGCTGCCCCCAGCGCAGGCCGTAGCCGGCGCGCTCGGTGGTGCGTACCTGCGCCTGCCAGCTCGTGAGCCCGTCGCGCTCGGCCTCGATCTCGATGGTGACGGTATCGCCGGCGCTGCCCGCATCTGCCGCAGCGCTGGCCACGTCCCAGGTCCAGGTGTTGCCGGAGAGGCCGCTTTGGGTGCGCACCAGCACGCCGTTGCGGTCGCGCAGGCGCACGGTGTAGGTGGTGCCGGGCTCGGGGCCGATGTCGCCCTCGTCCTGGCGCACGAGGTAGGCGGTCTGCTGGGTGCGGTCGCGGTGTGCCCAAGTCAGGATCAAGTCGCCGGCGACCACGACGGGCTCGCGCTGGCCGTTGAGCCGGATGCGCCCGGGTGGATACGGCCGTGCCTGGCGGCCGGTCAGCACCAGCGGCTGGCCGTTGGCGGCCAGCACGGCATCGCCCTGGTCGGTGGAAGTGCGCGGGATGGCGGCGACGAACACCGACTCGCCCGGGGCGCGCTCGATGGTCTCGGCGGCCAGCCATTCGCCCACGCCGATGAGCCGCGTGCCGGGCGCGTGTGATTGCGGTGTGGTGTCGAGCACGCCGCGGGCGAGGTCGAGCGTGCCGGCGGGGGCATCGAAGGCGAGGATGGCCACCGCCTCGCGGATCTGGCCTGCGGCATCGACCAGATAGGCGTAGTCGCCCACGGCCAGGCGCTCGGGCTGGCGGATGGCGGTCACCGGCACGCCGATGGCATCGACCTCGCTGGCCGGCAGTGCCGCATCGAGTATGAGCAGCGGCGCGTAGTCCTCGCCCACGACTGGCGAGAGGCTGCTTGCAGACGCGCCGGTGGCCAGTTGCCAGTTCAGTTGCCCGGTACCGCCTGCTGCCGCCAGTGCGCCGACGTAGGTGTCGGTGTCGGTCAGGTAGTCCAGCTCGGCACGGCTCAGGCGCCGGGCGAGTTCCCAATACGTCACCTCGACGGCCAGCACCAGGGCCGGCGGCAGCGGCTCGATGGTCGGTTCTTCGGCGTGTGGTGGCGGCGGCGAGAGCACGGTGTTGCTCATCCCGAACACGTCTTCCACCGCTTCGATGCGCCACTCGGCCGCGCCCAGGGTGCCGGTGTCGATGCCGGTGACGCGCACGACCATGCGCTCGATGCCCAGCCGTGGCCAGTGCAACAGGAACACATCGCCCGGCAGCGGCGCACGCTCCAGCGTGTCGCGTGCCACGGTCAGGCTCATCCGGGCCAGCGGCGAGCCCAGGGCGCGCAGGTCGCGCAGGGCCAGCCGCGCCGCCAGCGGCCCGTGGTTCACGCCCGGATAGTCGCGGCGCTGGTTGATGACGCCGCCTTGCAACTGGATGGCCGCGAGGTTCTGCACGGAGACGGTTGCCTCACCCCCTGTGGCCCAGTCGGTGTAGACCACGGTGATCTCGTTGGGCAGTTCCCCCCACTGTGCGCGCTCGAAGCGCTCCATGCGCACGATCTCGTCAGGCCCGAGCACGGGGAGCCCGTCGATCCAGTAATCGTCGCGCAGCAGCTTGAGTTCGAAGGTGCCCTGCTCCGGATCGACGTAGAGGATGCCGCCGATGTGGTCGAGCACCTGGGCGATGAAGGCCTCGATCGGCTGCTGGCGCGTCCAGACCAGGTTCAGGCCGAAGCCTTCGGCTTCGAGCGCCCAGGCCGCGTTCCAGAAGCTCGCGCCGAGGGTGGATGGCGGATAGCCCATGCCCCAGTGCGGGTCGGTGAGGCACTGCACCAGGATGTGCGCCGGGTTCATGCCGACGGTCACGTAGGCCCCGGTGTCGGTATCCCAGGTCCGCACCTCGGCGTTCCAGGGCATCCAGGGTTCGCCGTGCCAGCCCGCCGTGAAGCGGCGCAGGCGCACCGCCCAGGGCTTCAGATACGGGTTGTTCGCGGCGAACAGGATCTTGCGCGCCACCAAGGACAGCACGCCGCGAAACGCCGGGATGGCCGCGCCGAGCCGGCCCATCAGGTAGTCGTTGCGGCCCTGGGTGGGCGCGCCGTCCATCACGTCGATCTCGCCCACCACGCCGCCTTCGCGTTCGTCGCCGCCGAAGAGCCCGGGCCGGTCGATGTGGATGCGCCCCAGCCCATGGCCGCTCGACAGTGGCAGGCGGCTCGCGTCGCCCCAGGCGGTGCGGTCGCCGATCTGGATCTCCTGCACCGCATCCACCGGCCCCTGGCACAGCACCAGGTGCAGGCCGATCCGGTAGCGGTAGCCGACGGTCTGCTTCTTGCTGCGGCCACCCATCAGGCCGTCTCCTGCGGTTCAGATCGACTGCGTGCGTGCTCGACCACCCGCCGCGCCATCGCATCGCCCGTGGCCAGCAGCACATCCGCATCGATGCCCCCGCGCAGAAAGACGCGGAAGTCCAGGCCCTGGCGCGCGAACCAGGTGCGCGTGCCGTGCACGCACAGGCCTGCGGCGCGCACGTGGGCGATGGTGACGGTCACGTCCTTGCTCATTTCTTGCCGCCCTTCTTCTTGATCGG